GTGATCTGCCTCTACATCCCTTGCCAGTTGCCGCCAGTCAAGGCTTCGGGTATATAGTATGTATATACGTTCATCGGTTAAAGGTTCAGTTCTGCGCTGAAGTTTACTGTTAGCCATTGCCAAGGCAAGCTGTGTCTCTTGCAGTATTGTGTGCAATTCTTTAATTTCAGATCGAAGATAAGTAACTAGATCAGACATTGTGAATCTTGCCTCTAAACTCAATCTGACCATCTGCCCATGTATGGACGAGTTCAGGCCATAAAAGACGCCCGTCATGGAATGTCAGAATAGCAAATCCAGACCGCCAGTTGGTTGGCGATAGTTCTAAGTAATTCTCAAACTGTGGTCCTGTTGGTTCAGCTAAAGTGCCTGTATCCACGCCAAACCTTGTGCCGTGATAATCATCAAAGGGTGTCACTTTTAAGGAATGCAAGTGACCACTTACAAAATTGATCCCAGATTGCAGGGTATTGTTGTGAGTAGCATGAATTCCCCCTTTCCATCTATGCTTGACAATAGTATTCTCAGTAGGCCAACAAGCCCAGCAGGGATGCCAAGCAGGAAAATGGTCTTTAAGGGAAAACCCTTTGACAAACTCATATTGTGGTGCGTTAGCAGCTAATCTATTCTCAAACCTAGCGTCATGGTTTCCAAGTGTCCAGATCAATTGCGTGTTGTGTCGTGTCTTCTTGGCTACATCTTCAATCTCACCCATTGCTATTTCACAGGCTTTGAGTTCTTGGATTACAGATGGCACAGAATCCCATCCAATCCTTGGATAACGAGAGATACTAGCCCCATCAAAAATGTCGCCGTTAGCAATAACTGCCACAGGTTTAAACTCTTTAATAGCCCACAAAAGACCTTTAAATGCTGTCGTATGAATGCCAGGCCAGAAGTGAGCATCACTAAAAACAATGACAGTGCCATTTAACATCCCCAAGTCTTTACGGGCTGCGCTAGGTTTTGTAGATATAGTTTGTATAGGTTTTTTTGCTTCTAGAGACTCACCATATTTGATTTCCAAAGCTCTACGCCTACGAGAAATATTTCTGATGTTCATCCCAGTAGCCGCCGCCATGTCAGTCGCTGACTGATACTGTTTCCACAATTCTAAGAATTCTTGGTCATTTATCTTCATATATGCGCCTTGTTAAGTAGGGTGTATTACCACACATATATGTGACAATTTAATTTAAGAATATGTCCTAGTGCCTTGTTTATCAATAATTAATGCCATTTTGCGTGGTTCTGCATTTTCAACATTGGGAATTGACACATGAGTCCAACGATCAAATTCTCTGATTATTTGGTCATACTGCAAATCAGAATTGATAATTGCTTGCACCACTTCATCTGGCGTCATATTAGGCACACGAATATCTGCCGCACAACCGCGTCTGTGTTGGCTTGTGTCCTTAGAACCGACCGCAGCGTTGACTTGCTCAGACCTAAAAGCACTGTTCACCATGATTGCTTTACCACCTAGAAGTTTTTTTACTTCTTCTAAAAATAAACTTAGACGTTTCAGATTTGCTAATTCTTGTTCATTAGGCGTGTTGTCGTATTCACGATGATCTGTGAACGTCAATTCTTCAAGGGTAAAGTGCAAAGTTAAATTCATGGTGTAGGGCTTGATTTGTGAAGAAGCTGATCTTTGGCTTGGCTACCAGCAGATGAACCAAAATAGAAAGCAATAATGCCCGTCCATGCCGTACCTAGTGACCCAAGCATTAGCATCAGCGCATCAGATGTTTTAAAGTGTTCGGTCATCAAACCAACCAAAATACCAAAGAATCCAATAGTGACAGCGATAGCCATGATGCCAGGTATCCAAGACTGAGTAGTGGATTGCATCTGTCTGGCAGACTTACGATCATCAACAGCAATCTTTTCAAAGTCCAGACCCATCTCTTGCGCCCTAGCCGCCATAGCCAATTCAGCGGTCTTAATTTGGGCTATCTGGTCAGCGGTTAACTTACCCTCGGCAATGGTCTTATTAACGTCTTTAGGGTCGATTCCGACAGCTTTAGATATTGCATCAACAGCAAGTCCAGCCAATGGACCGCCTAAAGCAGTGGCAATAGTAGGTGCGATTTGTTTAAGCCAATCCATTATTTTTCCTTTGCTTGGTCAATTAACTTTTGTACTTGCTTTTGTTGGTGTTGTGTCTCATGTTTTGCCTCAAGAATGTCCATGTACATCATTCCCATCACTGGCAATATGATGACAAAAACAAAGCACATCACAACTAATCCAACTAAAAACCCCATCGAACTTTCCTGTCCAGAACTATCAGATACGCCATTAGATACAGGTACAGAATAACCACCATAGTCGCTATTAGATACAGAGCCTTGTCTTGCAGTGCGCTTATTATTTGCTTTCGTTGCCATTGTTTAAGCCTTTCACGCTGCTGTTGCTCTGCTTCTGCTTGTTCCTGTTCTTCTTGGATTACCTTTCGCATTTCTATGAAATCTGTATATATTGCACCCAACTCAGGTGGGCTTTGATATATCAGCGTTTCTCTTAACTCAACCTCCATTTGCGCCATTCTTCTTTGCGCTAAAACCCTGTCTAACGCCTGTTGATTTAATGACGCAGTTTTAGGTTTCTTTTCTTCTTCTTTGACAACCTTGGTTAAGGTTTCTTGTGCAGTAAAGAATTTACCCAAGTGACCACTGATGTCTTGGATAACATCAACCACTTCAGCACCCGTGGCTTTGTATTCTTTATAAAGAGCACAACCTTGTTTGATGTATCCAACAGCCGTACTTGCCATTGCAATAAGAGTGATTGGATCAATTTCTTACCCCTTATGTAGCCAGTTGGTTAAATATCCAGCAATGCTAGATATGGCAGACACAACCGCCATACCCATCCAAAACCCGCCTTTAGATTGGTTTGCCAACTCTAATAGCCTGTCCATGCTAGTTTCTAGCTTGTCTATTTTGGCTTCCAAAGATTCAACTTTTTGCCAAAGCACACCATATTTGACGGGATCAATTTCCATGATTAGGTTTTCATGATGTAGGCCAAAGAATAGTACAAAGGCAAGTTTGTACCCGCAGAACTGGTTACAGATGACGTAAAGCCGCCATTACTACCAACTGAATACGATGTGCCTGCACCAACAATAAACCTATCACGCAAATCAGGTGTGCCGTTAGAACCATTACACAGAACATAACCAGATGGAATTGATCCTATTGAGCCTGACCACGCAATGATGCCGCCAGACGGAACAGCAGTAGCAGATGCAATACTTGACGGTATGCCATATAAATTGTCGTAAGTCTGGATCACAGAATTTGATGAATCAGCCAAAACAAATTTGTAAGAATAACTAGAGTTCAACCAGATTTCTTGCGGTGGACGACCATCAGTGCCAAGCTGAATAGGATTGGTATTCAATGATGCCCCTGCGGAGTCCGTATAGGTCGCTAAAGCCGTTGTTGAGCCTGCTTGGTAGGTGTAAATGTAGCCGCCATTTAATGGCAGTCCAGTGGTCGTAAAGAACTGGAATCCGTTACCGATGGGTGAAAGTAGATATGCCATGTTATTTTCCTATGTCAGAAAGTTTGTTTTTTGGTTTTTGAGATTGTAAATATGCGGCAGCCGCAGCAGTAGGTATTTTCCCAGCGCCTACTTGTTGCGGTAATTCCAAAACGCTTCTTATTGGCACATTTTGAACACCTTGAGACAAATATCTTCCAAGTGCAGGATTATTTATAACGGCTTGACCAATTTTTGGCGCAACAACCCCAGCCAATGCACCCTTGCCAGCACTTTCTAAATCGCCTTGATAAAGACCATATCCAATTCCACCAAGAGCAGGCAAAGTAGCTCCTGCCAAAATTCTTGCCGTAGTTCCACTATTAGGCAGTTTTTCTGGCAATACTACCTTTCCAGCGGATGCCAATTTTGCCAATTGCGGATCGTCTTGGTAAAAAGAATATCGTTTTCCTTTTGTTGACAAGGAATTCATCAGCAATGATGGACTAACATTTCCCTCTGGGTCTTTAAGGACAACATCTTCAATCTTTTTCATGTTGCCATATTGTTTATTTGTTTGTTTTAATAAGGCTACATCTGCATCATTTCCAGTTGCTTTAGCGGTACGCGTCAGTCCATCAAGCAATGATTCTTTTAATTCTCTTGCATAAGCAGCAATGTCTGTATCGCCTCCACCAGACAATTTATCAAGCACTTTTTTTATTGCTTGGTATTGCTCACCATGTAAGCCACCACCTTGAGATTCGGCTTTGTTAGTGATATTTGCAATCTGTTTATCAATAGTTGAAAACTGCGTTGGATTTAATACTTGTTCAGCTTCACTACGAATGTCACTTAGATGTTTTTGTAATTGATTGTCAAAATGAATTTGATTACGAGACGCAATATCATCATAAATACTGCCTAAACGATCTTTTGCTCTTTGAATTACATCAGGCGTTATGCTAGACGCATTTTCGCCCATAGTTTTAGCAATTGCTTTGTTGTATGCCTGTTTTTGCACACCGCTTAATTCTTGTTGTGCGCCAGCAGTAATTGGGTTATCTGACAAAGCTGCTTTGACTCGTTCAAGTAATTTTGAACCAGTTGATTGAGCCAAGTCTAAAGGTACACCAGCTTCACGCAATGTCTTAACTGCCGCACTGCCAATATCACCTAATTGAGATTGAATTGGTTGAGCTACACGACCTAAAGCATTGACAATTCCTTGTCCAGCAGTTCCTAATAAAGCCCCTGCGCCAATATTAAATGCTTTATTTTCATCAGGCAATGTTGGTTGTAAAGCACCTTGTACACCGCCAATAGTAGCCGCGGCTTTGTATGTACTAGGATTAATCAATGCTTGACCAGCTTCAAGTGCGCCTGCACCTTTTAATGCACCACCACCTAACAAAGTTTGTCCAATCAAACCAGCACCATATCCAAGTTGACCAGGTGTTGATTCCATCAAATTTTGTGATGCCGCCCTTTCATCAGCAATGGCTTTTTCTGTTTGTGCCGCTGATTGTGCCGCTGTTGGCATACCCATTTCCGCACCAAATCTAGCAAGTGCAGAATCTTTAAATTGTCTTTCAAGAAATTGAGCAGGCAAATCTAACAATTGCTTTGCACCCATACCAGTGTCCACAAAAGATTTACCAACACCTTTTGCAAATTGCCCCATCATTGATGGTTGACTTTGTGCGGCTTGTTGAGGATTAAAATCGGTATATGATCCACGTCCAGCACCTGCACTTGACTGGTCTAAAACAATTTTATTTGGGTCAATTTGTGAACCATCAAAAGTAATTTGAGATGGATTTATTTCTTCCTCAAATTGAATCTGACTAGGATCAATACGCATATTGTTATTAACTTTAGTCAGGTAATTTCTAGTTTCTTCGTAAGGCGCATCTTTACCTTGCGACACATTTTGACCAGCTTTTACGCCACCGTTGTAATGTGCTAATGCGGCTTGAAAACTACCATATTGTTTTTTTAGATCAGAAAGATACTTTGCTGCGCCAGTTGCAGAACTAACTGGATCATTTATATCAACACCATATGCCTTTGCAGTGTCTGGCATAAATTGAAAATCACCACTAGCCCCTTTAGGACTTATGGCTTTCATATTACCCGCACTTTCAACTTTACGCACAGCAGAAAGACTGCCTGGCGGCAAATCATATTGTTGCTCTAAAGATGAATAAAGGTTTTCCATTATTGGTATCCCCACTGTCCATTTTTAAATATAACTTTTCGACCGTTGTACATACCAGTTTGCCCCTCTTTGTACATTTGAGTTTGGGGTTGATTGGTTTGTGCAGGTGCTTTACTTGTTGGCATAGCAGGCGTCAATCCTTGTTGCCTTGACATTCTTTGCCAATCTGCTTGCCATGTGCCAGGGTTATAAATTCCTTTTTCTTTGGCTTGGGCTTGCGCTTCTAATTCTTTTAAAGATACGCCAGCAAGTCTGTCGTAGAAATCTATGAATCGTTTTAGTGTTTTTGGATCGGAATTAATGCCAGGGTTGTTGGCCTCAAAATTCTTAATCTCTGATGCAAATGGTGATCCCTCTGATGCTTGTCTAGCCGCAGACATAATGCTGCCAGCCATAAACTTTTGGAAAGTTTGGGTTGCTGATAAATCACCATTAGCAACCTTGTTAACCAATTCATCAGGTGCGCCAAGAGCTTGTAGTTTTTGCCCCAAAGCCGCGTAGGTTGCCGCACCAGCACCAGCCTTAAATTGTTCTAAAAGTGGCTTCATTTCAGATGAACGTTGCATCCAATCAGTAGCCGCTTGAACACGATTTTGCAATCCCTCGTTGTATTTAGCACCCAATTCAACATCAGCCTTTGGTGGATTGATATTAGGCGCGGCTTGGAATGTTTGTGCTTGATTGGTCGATAAATTGACTGTACCTGGTTGACCAGATGAAAGATTTGTAACTTGTGGCAAGTTTTGTTGTACCAATGTTGGTGCGCCACCCGCAAGTTGCACTCCCCGTTTAAGAAATGCTTGAAATCCTTGGGGATTTGATAATGCTTGTTGTGATAAAGAAATACGTTGCATTTCAATTTCTGCGGGGCTTAATCCACCATCTTGCAATCTAGGCACAACTTCTTTATTAATTACACCAACTAAAGAATTCTGTGCTTTTTTAATTTCATTTGGTGTTGCTTTTGCAGACAAACCACTTGCAGCTACAACATCTGGATGACTAATAATTGAACCGCCAGCTTCTAAAGCTGATTGTCTTACACCACCAGAAAGTTTTAATTGTTCCATTCTGGCTTGAGCCTGATCTTTTAATAATTGTTGTTCAGCAGATGCCGATGAAGATGCGGCTTGGGATATTCTTGGTTGTGCTGTTTGAGAAGCAACATCCGCTTCAGTTGTTGCCCTACCAGCTTCAGCTTTTGCTCTTGTTAATTCTTCTGGTGTTAATTGTTGAAGTCTAGATAACTCGGCTTGCGCCCTTTGCACTTGCAAAGGATTCATTTGTTGTGCTTGCTGATAACCTTGCACAGCATTAGCCATATTGACCATTTCAACCAATGACATTTGCTGTGGCGGTTTTGCTTGCGCGGCTACTGGTGCGTAATCTGCCATCATTGATCTCCTATTGCGTTGTAGGATTTCATAAAATTGCTACCACTTGTAGGTGATGATGATATTGGATTTCTTTGCCCAAGTAAC